TGATAGGAAGCCCACGGCTCGTACCTCCGTTACTAAGTATAGGAGTACTGAACATGAACCAACGAGAGGAAGCGTAGTTATAAAGCCTTTGAGCCAATTCAAAATTTGTTTCCCCTTTGAAGGTTGCTCCGTAAACGGAGGCTCTTGCGAATGCTTCTTGTGCATGTGTTTCTTTCTCCCAAAAGTATCTATCCTTTAATGTGTCGAGACTAAACTTATCAAATGTTTCTTCTCTGTTATAATCTATTTCAATTCCTAAGTAAGGCTTAGTCCCTGTCTTATCTTCCGTCATTAGTTGAGTCCTTACTAGTGTTTTTTCTTTGTACATAAAGAGCTATTATAGCATAGTGTATAATTTTAAGCAAGTCCATTTCAGATTTACCATTCTTTTTTCCGTACCTCATAGCGTACTTCATAATGTTACCTACACAAAAACTTTCTCCATGTCCTGCATCTAGTATCATATCTGTTGCTTGATACTTACCACCAGAGTAATGTTGGGCATAAGTTTTGTTTACATATTCTATTATGTCTTTTATAATCTCATCTTCTTTAAATTTATAGTTCATTATTTTTCCATTCATGAGGTAAACTTTCTTCGTTATACCATTTAAAATTATTAGTCTCAGCCCACTCAGCGTGAGTTCTTTTAGTTCCATCCTTTCTTTTCTTAGCGGCTGGCATCGGAGCAAAGGGTTTTTGAAATAAGAATATTAACTCATAGTTCTTAGGCAAAGCCGTCCGTATATGAATGTACTTACTGTACTCTGCAAAATCCCAGAACCTTCCTTTAGCCTCAAGCAATATAGTCTTACCCTTTATCTTCTTTACAAAGTCAGGCTCATACTTATGCTTTATTATATAGTCAATGTTATCCCAGTGATGCTCCCATTTTTTTAAGATGGTGTCATGTAGGATAGCTTCCCACATGCTATCATATCCTTTAGGGACATTGACTTTTTTAGGTCGAGGCTTTCTTGGTACTCGTCTAGACATTAACAATAGAGGAGTCGTAGTTTTTAACTAGCTTCCAATATGTTAAGATAGAATTAAACATGGCTATATGTTTAGCATGTGATTCATCGTCCCACTTATGACAAGATATCAAGCCTGTGTCTTCTCTGTCTACAAAGATAGAAACTCTTTGTGGGTTATCAACGCCACACCCTTGAGCATAAGCAGACAACTGCATACCATGTTCATCATACACTAATTTAGCAGGGTCTTTACCTTCTAAGTTATCCTTTGTTTTAAAGTCAACAAAGATACCAGACTTAGAATATAAATCTATCTTACCACCATACCCTGAGTCAGCACAGAAAGAATCTTCTGCTATCCATTCTTCATTGGGAAAATGTTCATCAAGATATTTCTTGATAGCTTCATAAGGCTCACTAGTAAAAGTACCTAAGAAACCATTCTCAATTAAGTCATGGATTTGTGTCCCCCTTTCAGCGGCTTTCATACCTACCTTCTTGGAGTCGTACTTACAACGAGAAGCAAAGACATCAAACGATTCATCTTCCTTACGTTCTAAAGTAAGTGCTGAGTTTAAAGCCTGATTTATTTTCCAGTTCTCTAAGGACGGCTTGGCTATCATACCTAAGATGGTAGTAACGGAAGGAACTAAGCTAAGTTTCTTAGCATCTCTAAGTGTAGTATTCCTTTGCTTACCGTTAGCCCCAATCAAAGTATACTTAGGGTCACCTTCTTGTGTATACCAATGTCCTGACTCAGCTGTGAATTTATTATAGCTGTCTAATTTAGAACTGTCAACAAGTTCTTCAGTTTTATTTATCATTTTGTTCTGCTTCCTTGAATGCTTTAATAACATCCGATGAGAATAATTTCTGTAGGTTTACAAGAAACATCTTACTTGCTTTGTGGTCACCACCTCGCACAGTTTTAAACGTATCTAATTTATCTACGATTGTTCTAAGTACATCTGTTTTAAATACCAGTGTACAGAATTCGTTATCACCTACACATAAGTTATGAAACCAGTAGTCAGCTTCGGTAGCTTTGATACCTGAAGGCTTGCCCCACGATTCATATTCAATACAGATGTTACCTGTCTTTTGCCACATATCTTTTTCAGACTTTACTTCTATCTTCTTATCAGTTAGCATCTCTGCTATCTTCTCTTCCCTGACTGTGCCATAAGCCAAATCTATATCGAACTTCTTTCTATTTTCTTTAGTGGGTTTCATACCAGTTATCTCCTATGTTGTATTCCCCTGTCAAGGGGCAACGCATGTTATAATATTTGCTTGCTTCTTCTATTGCTTCAACACCGAACACACCAACGCATTCAGCCTGTGATTCTTTTACTTCTATCTGCCACTCATCATGTATGTTAGCTACAAATCTAGCATCCAAAGCATTGAGGCTCATCTTATCCTGTAAGATTGTCATGGCTTTCTTCATTACGATTGCACCACCACCCTGTAATAGTGTATTCAATGCGGCATGTTGACTACGTACATATATCTTTCTACCATCAAGTCCTTTCAAGAACCCACGTTCGGAGGCTTTCTGCACTCTGTCCTTAAGTATCTTAAGTGATGGTAAGTTTTTAAGGAAGGTAGTCTTAAGTTTCTTACCCTGCTTTGCACCACCCCCTGATATTGAACCTATCTTAGCGTCACCTGCCCCATACAAAAATGCATAGATGAATGTCTTTGATTCATTTCTAGTTTTAAGTCCTGCTAACTCTTGGTTTCTGCTATGTATATCTCCGTGTATAACCTCATCAATATACTCTTGGTCATTCATGTAATGAGCTAACACTCTTAACTCTAAACCACTAGCATCAATACCTACTAACTTATATCCATCAGGTACTGTCCAACATGAACGACACTCTTGTCCATAAGGGCTACCAGAATTTGGAACTTGTGCCATGTTAGGACTACGATGCGTCATTCTAGATGTGATTGTACCATTGGGATTAACATACCCATGTACCCTGTCACCCTTGAGTTCGTCTATCCAAGAGGTGACCTGTGCTATACGCTTCTGATAAAGAAGAAAGTCTGCAATCAACTTGGCTTCTGTGATGTGTTCAATCTTTTTAAGAGTTCCCTCGTCAACAATAGGTTGACCTGTGGGTGTAAAGTTTACAGGCTTCCAACCAAAATCAATAAGGTACTCACCTATTTGTTTACGGCTACCTAAGTTAAACTCAACTAGCTTCTGTCTCATAAAATTATCAACACACTGGGTTGTTAAGCAGTTGTTATATTCTGCATCAGTAAGACCACGCTTAGATAACTCTCCGTCTTTTCTAATGTAAGGTGTAACTAACTTATCATCGACCCATTTAGGTTTGAATGTACTGTGTACTTCATCCTCTACCTGTAACTGTTTGACTTTAAGTTCAGCAAGTAACTCCATAGCTTTCTTAGTATCAAAGAAGAACCCTGTCTTCTCTTGCTGTCTCATTATATAAGCAACCTTATGCTCAAGGTTGATTGAGTCTTCACTAAACATCTTACCTTCTTTGAGTAAGTAGTTATATACAACCTCGTTAAGCCTAACATCTTGAATACAATACTCTAACATAGCAGGTGTGTACTCATCAAAACTTATGGGCTGTTCTTGTTTAGCCATACCAACACGCCAACCCCAAGCTTTTAAACTGTGTCCACTCTCACGAACAGGGTTAAATAATCTTGACATAACTAATGTATCTTCTAACGTGTGTGTTACTTTAGCACCATGTAATTTTTCTATCACTGGTATATCATAACCTATAATGTTATGACCTATAAGAACATCCGCATCTTCCAGAAACTTAATGCCTTCTGGAATCTGCGTGTTATCAAACGTGTGTACTGCCCCACCTAATTCTTTAGCTACAATACAATGTATTACAGTGGGGTCTAAGCCATCAGCTTCTATGTCAAATATTATTTTAGAACTGTTCATTGTCGAATGTTTCCTCCTCAGATACTTCAAACAATCTACCAGTATCTGCATTGTATCGGAGACCACAAGCCAATCCTGTGTCTCCAGTGTACCTAGATTTTAGTACACGCACCTTGGTAAGGTTAGCTTCTTCAGGATTACTTGCCTGTTGATTTCTTTCCAGTGCAATCACACAGTCTGATAACTGAGCAATACCTGCTGAACCTTTGAGATGAGATAGGGATACTTCGATACCCTGCTCATGTCCTTTATCTCCTGCGGCTCTTCGTAAGTGTGATACCAATATCATACCTACACCTGTCTCTTCTACCAAAGACCTCAAGCGATTCATAAGCATGTCAATACCACGCCTCTCATCACCTTCAGATAACACATTAACTAACATGTGTAAGTGGTCAACGATTACCCATTTACATTCACACCCTACAATAATATATCTAAGCTTGGCAAAGATATCATCGATGTCGGTAGCACCTAAGTGTGAGTGAATGAATACTCTACCAGAAGGGATAGCCTTATCAAACAAATCCGTAAGGGCTTCGTCTGAATAATTCTTACGCTTCTCAGATAGATAGATTCTATCGTTAGCTTCAATGGATAAGATGCCGTCAGCAGTACGTAACCAATTCTCTTCAAGGGCTACGATACCTACATTATCCTCTGTGTTTTTGATAAGCCAGTGTTCTAATTCTCTGGTGACACTAGACTTACCAAGACCTGTACCACCTGTCAGTGTAACTAACTCACCCTTACGCATTCCATATAGCTTCTTGTTCAGTCCTTCCCAAGGGTATGCAACACTATCCTTTACTTCTCTATGTAACCATTCACTCTTTTGTGAGGACAGTTCCATGATACCTGAAGGGGTGTATGTCTTGGCGTTCCACCATGCTTGAGTAAACTCTGTGAATTTCTTCTGCTTGAGCATCTCATTAGCATCTTTGAAGCCGTTAGGGAATGACATGATTCTAGTCTTGTTAGGCTTGAGTATCTTAGCTACAGCTTTGGCGGCTTCCTTACCTGCCTTGTCATTGTCAAAGCATAAGACTACATTATCAAAGGACTCTACAAACTCTATGCTTTCACGTATATCCTTGACTGCTGATGATGCACCACGCTTGACGGATACCACTGCCCACTTACCTTGGAACAGTTCATCCACTGCCATAGCATCGCACTCACCTTCGGTAATGGTCAGATACTTACCACCTGTATTACCATGAAGTTGTTCACCGAACAATCCAGTGCCTTCAAATGTACCATTGCAAGAGAAGTTCTTGTTGTCTACGTATCTAGTCTTAGTACCTACAACCTCACTACCATTAAAGAATGGGTAGACATGTTGAGCTACGTTATTGTTTCTGTCCTTGACAATCTTGACACCATACTTGGTTGCTGTTTTTTCAGAGATACCTCTGTCGGTTAGTGCACCGTAAGAACCAGTATAGGATGTAAGGAATGTGTTGTCGGACTTGGGTTTGGATTGGTTTGTCATATTAACTACTGTGCCTCCTTTAATAATACCATCATAGTTAGGGAAGAAAGTATTACAGCTAAAACATTTAGCAGAGCCATTCTCATTGAGAGATACAGCGTCACTGCTAGAGCAATCAGGGCAGGGTAGTTTGTGTTTAATAAATTGGGTTCGTTCTTGTATCATTCTATCTCCAGTAGAAAACGGCTAGGCTTTTACACCTAGCCTGTTAAGTTATTCAGAATCAGTATCAACTACCTCTTCTTCTTCTTGTTCAACTAATGCTTCGGGGGTATCAGCAAATAACTTTTCAAGGTTACCTCTATGTGCCGCACTAGCAAAGCTCAACGCTTCCATGACTACTTCTAACTGAGACACTTTACTAATTGTTACATTAGCATTGCTTCGTTTAGTTTCATCTTCAATCTTAGCTACATCATAAGATGTAACACCATCATCATTCTTAATACTTACAATCATTTTAAAACTCCTCTCCTTCATCAAAGAACTCAGAGCCGTCCTCGGCTTTGTATTCAATGAGGTCTACGATTTGGACAGCTTGTAAGTCGAGACCTTTCCCTGCCTTACCTGCATACTCCCAAGCGTATTCGTTACATTGGACTCTAACCTTAGAGCCATTACCCACAGCAAGATTAACTTCCTGTTTGTTTTGGTCAAGCAATCGAGGTGCAGACCTAACCATTCCGTTAGGACCATTTATCTTACGCTTAACTACTATAGCAGAACCTTCATCCATCTGCTTAATGGTGTGTCCACGTGCCGCAAAGTCGTTAGCTGTTGCTTCATCAACTACAAGGTTGACTGTGTACATGGGTTCAAATGTTGTATTGGGTGTTTTAATATTTGCCCAGTACGCTGTTCCGTCAATAATCATATTCTTCTCCTATGATGTTGGTTAATAAATTAAGGGAGTTGTCGAGCCAACTACTCCCAGAGTTGTGGACTGAAGCCAAACCAAATAGTTTATTATTTGGAGATAGAGGGCTTAAAGTTCTTTGGTTGCTCATCGTCATGTTGCACATGTTACACCATCTCTTTGCGGATGTCAAGCATTATTTCATCTATAGAATAAAGACCTTCATCTAACAGTTTTACATAGAAAACTTTAGGCTCAAGAGTCCATCGTGCCTCATAGCCTACCTTGTTTTCATATAATTCTTGTGTGTGTTTAGCAATCCATTCACAAAAATATCTATACTCATCTTCTGTTAGTCTTACAAATCCTTCATCCATATTATTCTCCTAAATTTTCTTTACTATAATGTTCTTCTAAAGCTGAAGCACTCTCTATTATATCATAACATGCTTGATAGATTCTATCTTTTTCATTTGTTAAATGTACATTGAATCCTATAATTAAAATTACAATCAAACATATATAACCGTAGTCTTTATTCATGTGTATCCTCAGTGTATTGTTGGTTTATTAGCATAGCTTTGGAACGCCTCAACCAATGCTTCGTTACCTATTTCTTCACGCATTTCTCTCATGTTCTCTACATCTAAACCGTCAACGTCCCATGTCTTACTATCGAACACTCGTTTAAGTGAGAGGATAGCCTCGACTGAGGGCATCATTATAACAGTATCAATAACAGAGTACACTGAGTTACCAAAAGTCTTAATGGATTCTCTGTGATTATCTATCACTACCTCAACAATATATTCATCCATGTTTAGATACCTTTATTAATTCATCAAAGGTGTCAATGTCTGGATGTTGTTTAAGATATTTCATAATCCATTTGTCTGTCATGTATGACATGTGTAATTGTCCTTGACCAAAAGCATGTGTCTGTTCGGGGAGTAATCCCTCAACTGTATCAACAGTAATAGACTCTGCTTGGTCTTCAGGCAATAGGGTACGCAACCATTCTACTTGTATTGGTTTAACTTTCTTTCTAAGTTTCTTAATCTGTTTTGAATTCATATTAGTTCCAAGCTGTAAACTCCATATGAGGAGTCTCTCTGTGTCCTTCAGGCAACCAGTGTACCACACTTTCTATGTCTTGTACAGTCAACTCTGTACCTGTAGTCTCTCCCATATCATCATGAGACATAATCAAAGCACGACCTGCATAGTTTCTATTGCCAATAGTAAAGTACCTATTGTCTATAAGTATTCCTTCATCGTCAAGAAACATATCATCTACATTGTTAAGCCTGACCACAGTAAAAGTTCTACAATCAATCAAGTCGTATATCTCTTTATAATTTCCAGAGTACACCGCCTCTTTAATTGTTTCATCGAATGGGTTTATAAGTATCGCTTTCATATTACCTCCAAGGTTATTATATCTTTCATATCTATATCACAATCTAAATTAATAAGAAGTCTCTGCCCTACATCAGCTTGTGATTTTAAATTCTTAACAGACAGGCGTTTGTCACCACGCTTAGTCTTATAAAAATTAATCTGTGAAGGTGTGCCGTCATAAAAGATAGCAGGTAAGCTATGCTTATCACCTGCTTGCATCTCTTTATAGTCTATACCTATTACACCTGTCAAAATAATGACACTTTGATTAGCATCCATAATAGATTTGTGTAGCATGGTATGTGTTAAAAGAATCTCTGCCTCTAATAACTTAGCACCTGCCTCCTCAAATATATCTTCACTGTCAATACAATACTCTAGCTCTTCTCTTCTTTGTTTATAAACTCCAGTACCTTCAATGTAATCACTATAATCATTATAAGGGTCATCGCTTATACCACATAACATTCTACTCATGTTCGTTATCCTCCAAATACATCTTAGCTATTGAACTAATCTGTTCTCTATTTAAATCAGGATACTTTTGTTTTAATTCTTTCTTGTAATTGTATAACTTTTGAGAGTCACTAACTAAAAGGCAAGCACCCCATGAAAGAAAAAGGAATCCTGTTACACCTAATATACCTGCAATAATTTCTAACATAATTATATCTCCTATGCTGTATGAATTACAAAGCCTGACATATCCTGCCGTGCCTTGCCTTTTGCTTTAAGTCCAACAACTACATTGGGCTTGTCCTTAAATCTAATATCACTGATGTCACCATCAATAACTTCTCTGCCTTTGTAATGGATAGGCATCGTGCCTTTGAATACTACTGCGATATTATATTTAATGGTGTCAAAGTACTGGGCATACTTACTACTTGCTTCGCTGTAACTCCATGTCAAGTGATAGTTTTTATACTGCTCAACCTTTCTTGTAGGTATCTTTGTGTAGTCATAAAATTGTACATCAGGGAACATCTCAAAGATATTCTGTCCATCAATCTTGATATGCTCCCATTGTATGTCACTAGTACCATTGAGTCTCAAGCAAGGAAGCTTATCTTTTTTACCACAGTATCTCACAAACTTTTGTATGTCTGCAATCAGATAAGACATGAAGATATCTCTAGCTTCTAAATACAATTTAGTCTTACGTTCTCTGGCTAACTGTATGACATTAGTGGTTTCACCCTTCTTTATAATGCCACCCCTACCTGCTGTATTAAGACAGGCTTCCTTGCACCCTGCAATATCTTGATAAGGGCATATCTTTGTATTGACTGGACTCAAGTGCAGTATCGCACTCAAGTACTCAGAATATACATTCCTGCCCTTTAGAATCTTTGGGTTACTAAAACTCAATAAACTATAACTCATAACTATCTCCTAAAATTTATACATCTTCTCCATAATCTTTCGCCATTCTTATTACATCTTTACTTGACAAAGGATTAGCAATAAACAATTTCTTTTGTAACCATATAATAATAAGGTCTTTCACATGCATTGTACCATTATAAAACAAATAGTCATAACTAATTTCATCAATACAATCCTCTAACAAATCATCACGTTCTGGTAGTATCCATAAGTCTACTATATCACTAGAAAGTTTAGATAACAATACTTCTTTTTCTATGTCACTCATACTAATCTCCTTATAAAAATTAAAGAGGCACTTTAATGTGATACCTAGCACATAACAACTAAGATATCAAAGGCTTACCAGTCATTAGTCTATTAAAATTCATGACCAATCTTTGGAAGAAAGTCATTGAAGTGTTGTACTCAAAGTCATCAATCACATCGAAAGTCTGTTGGGCATCCATGTCAGTAGAAATCTCAAGCACTTGCATACCTCGGTTCTCTTTACCTAAAGCAATCTTTCTCTTAAAAAACAATGGCTTAGAAGGATGCTCACGTTGCTTGTACAATGATGTCTTACCACCATGCCAACCTACAAAGGTCTCACCCTTGGTAACTTCATAGCGTTCCTTTGCACTACGAACCCTGACAATGTTAATGCCTAATGAGTTTGCTTTGTGCCATACAGCCTTGACTGCATAAGGTGCATCGTTAATTGCTGTGGTTGTCTTACTGCCTTTCTTTGAATATGTAATCTTCATAATGTCTATCTCCAATGATATAAGTTAATATTAATTTAGGTAGTTTTGAAGCGATACCCACGCTTAAATTCTATTTTGTATAAATTAGTTTT